TTTGGTATTAATTACCACCCCTGTTTCTTGGGTATCACCAAAAATCATGAGCTTATCACCGTATATACCAACTTTTTGATCAACTGTATCACAATCTCCCTCACCTGTCAAAAATTCCATAAACTCTCTATGATTTATTGAAACTTCAACTAGTAATCCAGGGGGTATTTGTTCAGACTCACCATCTACACCTATGGCCTGACCGTTAGCTAATTTATAACCCCAGGCTGCGTTCCCCTGCCCTGTTGCAAACATTCCAGGAAACTCACAATACTTTGGCTTAGGTTTAGTTGTTACACTAAGACAAAAATCCTTTATATCTTTAAAAGTTGCTTGTATAGCATCTACACCCGCTTTAATATTATTTGGAGCTTCCAGATCAACATTGTATACAGGTTCTCCTGTTTCCTCATCTATCCTTTCTAAGAAAACCGCACCTGCATTTTCTCCTAGGTCTTCCCATCGCTTTTGTTCTGCTTCTGCTTCTTGTTGGGCAATCTCCGCATCTTGTTCTAAAGAATCCCTTGCGGTCTGGCTTAGATCGGATTCTCCTGATAGCTTTTTAACAAACTCGTCGTATGCTTCTTGATTTCTCTCAAGTCTTGGTGCATTACTAGTTCCTACATTCTTCTCAATAGAAAGAATACCTCCTTGGGGACCTAATCCCTGAACTCCAACTGCGCCAGTGTTTACATTCTTATAGATTATCATGTTGGTAGGTTCCCCTACAACATTGGTTACTTTTAGTCCTTTGGTGGCGATCTTCTCTGATGGGATCTCAGGAGCATCTGCAATGGCAGCATCTGCTGCTTCTTGAGCTTTGGCAGTCGTGGCTGCGTCCGTGGTAGGCTCTTTTTTCCCATCATCAGGTTTGACTTTTGGGGTATCCGCTTCTAAGATATAAGTAAGTTTAAATGTACGCTTCTTAAGCTTTTCGTAGCTCTCCATTAGGTCTGAGAAGTAATCCATAGTATATTATAGCCAAGTTAAACAGGCTCAGTCTGCTTTTAACCACAGACTGAGCCATAGATACCTAAACATCACCTCCCTAGTTAAGATGGGTTAGCGTAGTTATAAACATTCATGAAATCATACTTGAAGTTCACAGTCAGTTGATGGAATTGGTTTTGAGTATAGTTAAACTCTGAAGCAGACCATGAGGTTGGGTAAACCCCATAAAGCTCTACAGTAGAGTGAGGAGTCATCGTGTTATCAAGCATGACGATCTCCACTTTATCAGCTTTAAAAGTCTGTCCAGCAGTGCCTCCAGGCTGTGCGCTCTTAGTCATCTCACCAGTGATAGGATCGTAGGTGTGACGGAAGTAGCGGTACAGATCAGAAGCAGTCTCACGAAGATAGAGGTTGTCGAAGTCCACACTAAGCTCACCAGGAGTGGTCTTACCAGGGTAGAAAACCTTATCGTTGATACGATCAACAGCAATCGCTTCGTTCTTCATTTCCAACCCACCAACTTTCTTGGCAGCCAGAGTGAGATCAGCTTGGTTCGTCACATCTTCAGGAAGCCCAAAGAAGTGAATCTCAAATTGATATGCCCTTACCGAATCAAGATCAGTTGAAATGGTGGGGAGACCCTGACCAGGGGTGAACTTACGGTCATACTTAGTCTTGTAATAAGATGTTGCCATTATTTAATTTCCTTAGAGAGAACCTAACTGAGCCGATTGGTTGGTCAGGTTGATTTCGAAGATGAGGATCTCGGCAGTCTTGGTAGGCTTAATGAGAACCTTAGTCCAAAGTTCATTGCGATCAATTCTAACAGGAGTGTTAGTAGTTTCATCACAAACAACACGGAACTCGGTGATGCCTCTTCTTCTACGGATATCATCGAGGAAGGGGTTAAGAACACCTTCGATTTGTGACCAAGTGAACTCATCGTTAGGCTCGAAAACAAATCGCTGGGTCGCTGCAAGGATAACCTTGCGAATGTAGATCATAAGTCTGCGGATATTAATTCTATCCAAAGCAGTTGCAGATCTTTGAGTAGTTCTTTGACCAAAGATGGTGATACCTTGTTGCGGGAAGGAAACGATTGGGTTAACAACATTGCCTCCACTGTAGAGACTGTCTCTATCACCTTGGTTCAGTTTGACTTCCACCTCGGTAGGCTTCGTGAGACGACCTCTACGGTATCCCGCAGGAGCAAACCAGCTATCAGCCACAGCGTCTGTGAAAGCCATCTGACGGGCTCCGAAGACCGCAGGATCGTACCAGCGATCTTTGCCGTCGAAGGTGCTGAACACCTTCACCCAAGGCCAGTAGATAGCAGCATAAGAACTATTAATTGCCGCAGTTCTAGACCCACCAGTAGAGGAAGATTTACCGTTACTCCAATCAATAGCATCCTGAACCGTTCCCACTGCAACAGGAGGCGAGACAAGAGCAAGGAAGTTTTGAGTAGTTTCCGCTAACGTGATAAGGTTATTCTGAACCGATTGGTTTTGAACTCCTGGGACCAAAGCAATTCCAATGTTAAGAGTCGGGTCATCAAGAGATTGCATACCAGTCTTAGGCTCAACAGAAGCATCTCCAATCAAGGCAGTTGCGTTAGCACTGTCAGATCCTGTGCCGTTATCTCCACCAGCCATACTGGTAGCTGTCGCAGGAACAAGCTTGTTCCATCTAGAGGCAGCAGTAGAGACTCTGGATTGCGAGACGGGGGATTCTGTTCCATCCCCTGTGGGTTCTGCCCATTGATAATCTACTTGGAATTCAGTTGTACCCATCAAAGTACTTAAAAGATCGGAATAATTCGTTAGTTCGGTTGCGGTAGCATCAGCATCATCCTTAACCAAATTACCTTTAATAATATCAGAGGTAACATTAGTCTCGCCAGTGTTAATAACATTTTCAACAAAAGCACCTGAGCCAACAAAACTACACTTGAAAGTTTCTGCTGTAGTACCATCTTGATTAACATTAACATTAAAGTTTTGTGACCCTAGATCCGCAGCAGTAATGCTGTTACCACTTGTATTGCCATCCGTCCTAGTTCCAGCATTGTAACCCGCTCCAGGATGTAAAGACTCCACTTTATAGGCAGCGGAATTCGTTCCTGTGGTAAGAATACTTCCACCGTAAACCCTTACAGCAGAAGCATAAAGACCAGAAACACCATAAGCCGTTGTTCCACTTGCAGGGGTAGTTGCCATTAAGGCAGAAACGCCACCATTAGTAGCACCAATAGTTGTTGGAGCGAAGGAAGTACCACTACAAGCAGAAACACCAATAGAAGCACCAGAACCAGCAAAGCTTCCGACAATAGCACCAGAAAGACCTAAACCAGTAGCATCAGCACCAGCAGCCCCATCAAAGAAACAACCAATCTTATCAGCATCTAAGCCACCACCGACAATTTTGCGAATTGCCTCAGCTTGGCTAGTAGCAGTACTCGCAGGAATACTAAAGTCCTTACCTTGGCTGGAGTTGTCAGGATACTGAGCCGTTCCTGCGTTATCATAAACTTGAATTCTTAAAGTAAGAGGTGTTCCAACTCCAAAACCTTCCCCAGCAGCATAAGCAGCACCACCAGAAACTATAACAGCAGGGCAAGAACCAATACCCATAGTAGCAGACGCATCAGCAGCCGAACTACCTGCGGCTCTTACGAAGTACATGCTGTTGGTTTGCTCTAAAATTTCTAGTGCGCCTTCAAGAGCTTGACCACTAATGGATTCACTTGGAGAACCAAAAGTACTAATAAGGTTATTTTGGCTAGTGATTAAGGTAGCCTTGTTCGTGGGACCCTTACTAGCAAACCCGACGATACCAACAATAGAGGTATTAATTGACGGGGCGTATTCTGAAATATCTTTCTCAATGGTGTATACACCAGGGCTTACATAATTTACCATTTAATTTCTCCTAAGCGTTAGAAATCTTAAAGATCCTACGTCGATGTAGGGTTTTGATNTGTTCTGTGATGTAGCTCTCGGGAACTACAAGGCTTTCCCCTGGCTNCATACTCCTCTCCTTACATCCTTTTTCTGTACTGAAGTAGACGGTGAGGCACTGAAGACTATCATTTTTTACAACTTTCATAACTAATTCCTTCCTTTATTATGTACTACAGGCAGACCCTTTTTATGAAAACTTTTTACCCACATTCTGTATTCACTGCTACTGTAAGAGTGGGGGCACTATTCTTCTCATCTTTCTCTGTTGCAGTATTGTAAATATCGGCATAAATACCAAACGCATATTGTATATTACTAGTATAGTACAGATCTGTATACTGGAAAGTGCCTGAGAAAGTCTCTCCTGGATCTAAAGATCCTATAGATTGTTGTGCGACTAGCTCAACATCAGGATAAAATTCAAGAGAATCCATTGTTAGTATGGCTTGATCAGGTGCGTCAGTTCCATTTAAGAATCGCCAAAAACCTACTACAAATGGTTGGGCTGTATCATTCCCACTATTCACAACGGTATAAGAGTAGGTTGGTGCAGGGGGAGGAGGGGGTGCGGGTGGAGCAGGGCCTGTTCCATCATAACAATAATTCATCGCTGCTTGCATATTAGTAGGAGGATAATGTCCTTGCCCAGAAGCAAAAAGCTCTGTTAAATTAACAGAAAAGCTTTGCATCCTGATGTCTGGGTTAGGAGCATCTGCTGTATCTCCCGTATCAACCGAAAATCCAGTACCTGCGACAACCTTAGACTGCCCTGCTCTTGTCATTGCTGCCGCATGAGGGCTTAATCCGTGAGTACTTATTGCATCGAAAGGAAGAGAAACCTTATCTCCTTCTACAAACACACTTTGAGATCCTGGGCCTATAATCAATCCACCAGCAGTGTCTGTTTGGACTCGGCATACACCTTTGCCTTCAATACTTACTCTGCTACTCCCTGTTTGGAAATCTCCACAGGTTGCGGCAGTAGTGGCTACACAAATAGGATCAGCCATTAACTAGTCTCCACTTTAAATTCTTCAATCTTACCAGTCGAAGTGTAAAGAAACTTAGGACTAGGGATGTATGTTCTTAAGACTATGTTCAGAGTTTTCTTAAGAACCCTATCAGCCTTGTCTGCTACTGCAACCTGACCCACATCGTCCTCAGAGTCTAAGTATGCTTTGGCTAGTGTGGAGAACTCTGTTGGAACCTGCATTTCAGGATTAAACTTTAATCTAATCTGTTCAAGAATTTGATCCATGTCGGACATATACTTAGTCCAGATATTTAATTGATACTTAACATTCACTGCCCTAGGGGCTAGACTAAGAACTCTGAAAGCTCTATTCTTTTCTGCATCCCAGTAGCTCTCGTTAACTAAAAGACTTTCAGTTTTCTGTCGAGCAGTATCATTGTCTGAAGTTGTTTGACCTATAGAAATGATCGGAAGAATAATATTATTTTCTTGCTTCAACTTGGCAATAGCTCTCTCAGCATTAGCATGGATACACATGATACTATTAAACTTCTCCTCTGAATCAATATATCCTACATCGTTAAAGGATGCGATCATAGAGCGTAGAGATTCTCTGTAAACAAAAGAGATATTATTCTTAGCTTGAGTCATTTTGTAAATTACTTTACGCACATCTCCTTCCCTAGTATCCCATCTGTCATTCCTACTTGTAAATGTGGAGGCATCCCAAGTAGTTAGAACAGTATCAGGCATTGTTACTGTGTTAAATGAGGTTGCTTGAGAGGGTATTAAAAAATTTAGGGGCTTGTTATAGGATCCATCTCCTGCTGGGGTAAACCCTGTTTCATCATTGGTCATACTATGAGAACCAACAGGGAAAGTGTAATACCCACCAAGAGAAGCATTAAAGGTAGGTTCTCCAGAAACCCGCAAGGTCCAGATTAATCCAGCATCAACGCCAGTAATAGCCTGTAAAGCAATTAAAGAATCCTGTTGTATAGCCTTTAACTCATCTAAACGAGAAACTCCCGCATAATCGGTAGTAGAAATCCAAAGATTTGCTACTGTCCCTACTGCGGTACTCTGTGTATCAGTGGTTAAACCTCCTAATGCAATATTTCCTTCTGCTAAGGACTTCCACTTCCACTCTGCAAGTTTAGTACTCATCGTCTATACCTGCATACCCCCCAAGTTCATCGCTGACCTGGGTAAGAGGGGTGTCCTGAACATCAGGAGCATCACGGAGGAGTTTAGCAGAGCATACTAAGTGGTACACACCATACGATTCAAAGCTATCCTCAACAACTTCGAAAATTTCATACCTTTGATCTTGGAAAAAAGGCTTAATAACATCTCCAGGGATCACAGACCTACCAAGCTTCCTTTCAATGTAGCTCTTGTTGAAAGTAAAGAGTTGATCATTGGTTAACTCAATACCAAACTGGGTAAGCTCCTCACTCATGGAGATTGGNTCGTAGTGCCCGTGAACCGTAAGTGCTTGTTTNGCTACAGGCTTGTTACGAGACTCCATGTAAACAGGATCATAGTCAGCAGACTGATAGTACTTGTAGAAAGAGAACTTAGAACCAGCAAGACGAATCATCTCATCATCAACCAAGTTGAAGAGGTTAATATCTGGATTCTCCTGATCGAAGAGGTTAAGAAGACTCTCTCCCTCATCAAGGTCAGGAAGCTCAGGTAGCCTCGTCGTCGCTTTGTAGTTCTTCTTTGCCATTTATTTATTTCTGGGGGATGTTCCTGTTTTAGGTCCTGGATGGCTCCGATCCGTACACTCCCTTGCCTCTTGTGTCTCCTGTCGGCTTTTCGCCTTTCGCCTTTGCCGCTGCATCTCGCGCCTTCTTCTGTGCAAGAAGATGCCCAGCAGAGGGATTCGCCCCAGGAATTTTAGCCTGAGTCCTAGCCGCTTCATCGCCTACATCTTTCTGAACTTGCGGATCAACTCCTCCACGCCCAGGCTTTGCGGCTGCTACATCAGAAGCTGAAACCTTCTCATATCTTTTCTGAACTGGGGAAAGATCTCGTCCCGCCTTTTCCATTAATGCTTTAATATATTTATTCATAATTTTTCCTTCTGTTGTTTGTGATTCTTCAGGGGGGTTAGGTTCAGGTTTAGGTGCTTCAGGTTTAGGTGCTTCAGGTTTAGGTGCTTCAGGTTTGGGGGCTTTCTTCTTCTTCTTAGGGAGCGGTGTAGGTGGTGTCCAACCTCCAACGGGTCGGCCCCCATGTGGACTGCTACCATATCTCCCCCCTCTTCTAGAATCTTCCTTTAAATCATCATCCGAAGCGGCTTGTTGACCAAGTTCGGCACCCTTCTGTGCTGTGTCATCACCAGTAGCTACACCTTCTGGACCAGCTTGTACCCGTCCTGCTAACTTCTTCTTAGCCATGCCAACTGCTTTTTTCTTTGCAAATTTTGAGGCAAGTGTTTTGCCCACTTTTGCAGCACCAGCCCCAAGCTTTGCAAGGACAAGAGGAAGAGCCTCATCAACCCTGTAACCCATAGCTTCAGCTAAGTACAAGCCCATCCTTTTATACTCAGTGTGGGAATTCTGCTGTTTCTTTAGTCGCGCAGCCTCTTCCGCAGCTACCTTTTTCTTTGCCGCATCCTTAACCCTCTGGGGAATGCCTTCCTCGGCTTTCGCTATAGCTGCTGACCCATGTGCTATCGGCTTAACTGGTTTTGGTTTGTGTTCAGGATCTTGAAAGCCTGTAGTCCATTCCTTCTCAACTAAGACATTTGCCAATTTCTTATAAGCGTATGACCGTGATTCATCATCAGCGAGTTCTTCATCAGCAAGTTTTTCATCATGTTTCTTAACTGCATCTTTACCAGCTTTCATAATCTTATCTCTAAAGTGTTGGATCCCACCAGGATGCCCCT